TTCTATAACTATCTCTTTTGTTTCTGCCATCAGCTAACTGACGTAATCCCTCTAATGCTTCATCGTATCGTGTTTTGTAAAACCCTACTATGTCTGGTTCACCCTTCATAAAGGTAGCCGCTTCTATTAGACTGCCGTAAAGGAGAGTGGACTCTGCATTATCTCCCAACCAGGAGGTGGACGATGTAACTATTGATGGTGGATCGTAGTAGTAGTGCAGTTGCACTGTATATGTAGAGTCTGGTGTAGGAGCTATCAAGAAGTTATCCCCATCAAACAGTGAATAATATACAGGAAGACCTGATGTGGCTGTAGCAGGATATGCCTCTCGTATAAAATTTACATCTTTTGGTAGCAAGAACGAATAGTTGCTACTACCATCTACAACAGCAATAGAGAATACAGCTAAAAAGTCTGTTGGCTTTGCTAAGAACCTGTTACTTGTAGAAAGAGATGTTGTTACGTTCTTTCTGAGTTCTGGGATAAGAATAGATCGGTATATTCTTTCCTCTGTTTGCCTGACGAAGTTAGGAATATTATTAACAAAAGTAGTTTCGGTGTTATCTGTATATTCCTTGATCGCATTTGTTAATTCTGTATAATTCATTTTCTGCTCTTTTTATCTGCGTATAGATTATCAAAAATCTGGTTAACATCCAAGACATAATCTAAATCTGACTTTGAATAGTGAATGTGCTGTGATGGCAGAAAGTCAGGCGCACCCTGACCTGTTTCAAACCATGCAGGATGTGTAACTCTTACTCTGTTATTCGGTAAGGCTACTATATTTCCCGTCCACTCTCCTGCATCTAACAATTCTAAAACATGACTTTGTTTGTGTTGTGCAGGGTCGTCAGCTATCTCACTATCCGTATAGTCCACAGTAAAATAATATTTAGCAGGATAAAACTCTCCTCCTATCTTTGCCATCCAAGGGCATGGTGTTGCTCTATCCAAAACATATACAGCATGGGTTCGGGAGGAACAATCCCACGGCTGTGCGAAGTGAACAGGCATGGGCGTAGCCCAATCTTCAACTGGAGTATCTGCTACTAATGCTGTAATTGGCATCCTAGCCCACATAGCTCCACCATGCACATTTGGATCGTCAGTATCATCTGACTCGCATCCTGTAAATATAATCTGAAAACTAAGACATCTATTTGGCATACACGTTACAGCTATTGCCATAGCGTGTAAAAAATCACCATGATACTTCTGATGATTATGTGTGTATTCTCTTCTCACCCAACATTTAAAGTGAGGTATATTGCTCTGTAAGTATGCCATTAGCTTATTGTTATAGATACCGTACCAACTTGTGCAAATAATGGGTCTATCTTTGCATCAAAGTCATCAAACCTTGCCACTCCCACTTGGAGTAACAAAGGTTCTATTCTATCTGGTCTGGCATCTTTTAATGATTGTGGATCGTCTGTTTTAATTCTTCCTACAAAGTTTTGTGGATGATCTCTATCAGCAACGTCTCTTCCAACACGAAGACCTGTTCTCTTTCCGTTGTTAAACTCGTAGACAAGTTCATTTATTGGATATCTGAATCCAGTTCTATCGCATATCCCAAATGCGTATTTTCCTGTTGCTCTTCCCATCTTAAACCGTAAAGAATGTATTGTGAGGCACAAACTTAATAGACGCTGTTTCTGTATCCTCACCTGCTGCTAATTCAAATTGAAACTCATATTCTTGCTTCAGTGCTTGCACTCTACTTGCAACTTCTGGTCTTTTCATCGCTATGTAATACGCTAAACCCGACACTAAACATGGCACAAACCGTGGTGGAACATGACTAGTGGTTGTTCCTGCTATTCCAGAAGAAATACTGTCGATACCTTTTAATCTAAAAAATGCCAATGTGTAGGTTGTGTCTGGTACTGGATGTAATGTTACTGTTGTTGATCCTGCCAATCTCTGCACAAATATCTGGTTTGGTTTTCCCTGTGTGTTCTTATTAGATTTCTGGGCAAATGTAGACACACTTATTCTACTGACGTTTGTATCTAATTGTGATGTACCCGTACCTGTTCTTATTGTATGCTCAATGATATCTATAGTATCTGTTGGCATGGTATATGTGGCTGTACCTGCTGATAAAGACAATGTGCCAGACTCTATAGTAAAAAGGTTTATACCTCTGTTCTGCCACTCTAATGTTAGTATCTGAAAACTACGTCTAGCTGTTTTTAGATCATACCCAGAACGCATTTCAAGACCTGCTCTTTCATAAGCCTCCTCAAATATTTCTGGTAAATCTGGTGTTACTACAGCCATTACGTCTCCCTAAAAGTTATCGATAACTTTTTTTTTATTATACACTAGTCCTCATTCTTTTCAATCACTAAAGGCTTGCAATAAGCTGAGTAAGTATTTCTTGTTTGTCTCTCATTGTAGAAGTTTATTTTTTTAGCGTACCAGTTGCATCTGTCTATACTTCCGTATTGTAAAGTATCATCATATATTTCTGACCCCTCTAATATTACAAGAATAAATACTAATGTTTTCATTTGAAGCTATCATTTAATGAGTCAACAACACTATCAATATTTGGCTCTTTGCTGTTAGGGTCGTATTTACATTGAAACTCTACAGGACACTGACCCTCAACAACTAAAGTATATGTATTATTAGCTCCTCTGTATAAACACACTTGCTTTCCATTCTTAGCTTGTTTTCTTTTATATCGTCTACAGGTTACATACTTTGGGTCTTCCCTAATGCCTTTGCGTATTTCTTGTTCCCATGTCCAGTCACTAAATTTCTTGAGAAAACAAGTATAACAGTTTTTTATGTTGTCTGATTGTGCTAAATATATTGTTTCCCCTTCTACGCATAGCCATTCAAATGTTTCTTGACCTCCTTGCTTCCTTACGCACTTAGCCGAACCACCCTCTGTCGAGACCCATAAGGGAGTAGACGAAAAGACCAAGAAGACCGATGCCAACACTAAGGACAATGGTAAGTGCCACAATGCCAATAACTTTTTCTCTAAATATCTTTTTATCATATATCTCTTGTTGCCTACGTTTCCTTATCTGACCTTCCATGCGTAAAAGTTCATCCCAAGCAGCTACACCATGAGAAAATTTTATAAACTGTTGAAGTTCGTATCGCTGTTCTTCTAATCTTTTTTTTGCTGTAAACGCCTCTATAGCTTCTTGCTCTATAGAACCACCACTAAAAACCTTACGAAACATAGTGGGGTTTTTTGCCGACTTATGGGCTGCGTCCACATCACTAACAGCACCCATCCATCTAGAAAGGTCTTGCGACATGGCTTCTAATTCTTTACCTGCCGCAAACGCTCTCTTTATACCATTAAAAGCTGTGCTTGCTGTAGCAACAGCAGCTGAAATAGTTACTGGATCGAACACTTTAGTATGTTTTTCGCATCTTCAGAATGATTGTATATGTATCAGCACTAGAGTGACCTACAGTAGTAAAGTCAACATCGCCTGTCTTTCCAGACCCTGCGTTATTCTTTATACCACCAAACTCACTATAGTCATGATACCCACTCTGATTTTCACCTAACTCTATAATAAAAGCATCAGACGTTGCATCGAAAAACATTCTTACCTTCATGCCTATGCACTGCCACCAGATTTTCTCTATGGCAACACTACTACAAGTATTGCCATATATATCTGCATTCAATGCACTGACATCGACCTTTTTAACTGCTGACTCACCTGTACCGTCAGAAATATTCGTAAATTTCATAACAACGTGTTTGTCACCGTCAAAAAGGGTTTGTGATGTTACTGCATCAGCCATGTTATCCCCCTAATTACGCTTCGTAACCAAACAGTTCTATAAGTAACTTTCCTGCTGTATAATCTGCGTTTGTTGTAGAACCAAGAGTTAAGTATAAAAACTCATCAGCTGCAGGTACACCTGTAAATGTTACAACAGTGCCTATAGCAAGATCACCTGAGTCCACAAGTAGTGTTTCGGTTAAACCAGAAATAGCACCATCCTCGACACCTGTACCCTCAGTAGCAGAGTGTACGTTGATATCTACGTCACCACCAGCAGGAGCTTCAAAGCAAGTCATCCTACCTGCTAAGATAGTTCCGTTTCTGGCTGCTGTAATTTGACCGATGTGACATACGTTTGATGTTCCGTCTACACCAATAATATCACCACTTGCTGTTGAGCGTAGACCTGTAAGATCAATCAATATGCTTGTCTTAATGATACCACCTTCTCTAATTACAGAGCTTCTGTATACAGTACCTGTACCACCTGTGATACCTGTACCTGCTTCGGTAGCCATTGTGTTTGCATCTAGAGATGTAAAACCAGCAGATGATATAGACATCTGTGTGGTTTCTGTTCCCGTTCCTGTTGCTCTCGCTATCGATGTAAATCCACCAGTTGACCTGATCGGACCTGAAAATGTTGAATTGCCCATATTAATCTCCTTGTCTTGGCAAATGTCAGCTTACGCTGTCAAGGTAAATGAGGGGCAGCCATGAACTACTGCCCCCCATATTAGCTAGTTAAGCGGCTCCTGTTGAACCATAAATTCCAAGTGGATCGGATACACCGAAAGAGTATCTCTCTCTCGCTTTGTATCTTACGTTTCCAGTGTTGAAATCACCGTCCATGCCAGTAGCCATAGGAGTTCTAACGAAATGCTTCATTCCGTTTGGAACATCTGTGATTATAAAGAAAGCATCGCTATCTGTTAGATAATGATTAACTCTAAAGCCCTCTGGGATAGACCCATTGGTCTTAATAGCGTTTAGATCATTATCAGAAGTTCCCACTCTCAAATCTGTTTGTAGCAACCTAGTTGCTGTAAACATCAATGCAGGTGGAACGATCAACTTCCTTGGCTTCGCTGCAATCAATAGACCTCTTTCATCTACGAAAGCCGCAATGTCGATCACTGCTTGCTCCAAAGATGTTTCGTTGAGGTCAGCCGCTACTGATGGTTGGTTCCTATTGTTACCACCTGCCACTGTACCGTGGGAAGCACTAAATAGGAAAGCTCCATCACCAGAGGTGAATGTATCAAAACCAGTGTTTAGAAGTGACGCTGCCTTTGTTTGTTTTGTGTAAGCCATCGCTCTAGCAAGAGCCTTTGTATAACGTGCAGATAAGCTGTCATACAAATTGTCTTCCATAGCTTCCTCTGT